GTTCCGATCGATTCGCTCGCTTCTCGCCTTGTCGATATGTCTAACGCTTGGCATCGTTTCATGATGCGCCGGGATTTTAAGGCTTTGGGCCTGCCCGGCTGGCTCCGCGTGTTAGAGGTTACTCGCAATTCTTATTCTGGTACGTATCACCCGCATTTCCATGTTGTTCTTGTTGTTCCGGCTGGTTGCTGGTTGCCTGAGCATGTTTGGTGGCTTCGCTGCTGGCAGTTGGCCGCGCGCGATGAATCCATTAAGTTTGTCAATTTGCGTGTTTTGGATGGCTCTAAATCGTCTATTGAGGAAATATCAAAATATGTTGTCAAGGATTCGGACTTTTCTGGTACAGATTGGGTGCCGGAGTTCCCTGAACTCTATAAAGCGCTTAGCCATGTCCGTTGTTTTTGCCCTGCTGGCTGTTGGCGTGACGCTCGCCGCGCGTTGGGTTTTGTTGACCCAGATAAGGATACCCTGACGGATGACGTTTCGACCGTCGGGAAGATTAAGAATTTTGTTTATCTTTATAATTTTAAGATGTTCGCCTGTATCGGCTTCCACTAATCACGCTGCCTGAAACGCTAAATTTTACTATTTCACGCTGCATGCAATGTTTTTTGTTCTTTTTTTATAATTTCGCCCGGCAAGTTTGTTTGGTTTGCCGGGTTGATTTTCTTTTTTTTGTTTTGTATCATTAAATTATAAGGAGGTGCTCTATATGGGTGTTACTGTTTTAGGCGTACAACATCGCGTTGGTGAGTTTCAGGGCGTACATTATGACAATTACAATTTACATTGCGTCGAAGAGGTATCCGGCGATACTTGGACGCGTGGCAGCCGCGTAACGTATGTTGAAAAAGTTCCCGCTGACGTGTATTATCAAGCCAACGCCGTTGACCAGATTATCCCCGGGCACGAATACAATATCGTACACAACCGCTTTGGCCGTCCTATTGATGTACAATTGATTAAGTGAGGTGTTTTTGATGTCTGCGCTTGATGTTATGGCCGTTTCGGCACTGCTGGAACTTATTCCCCTATCTGACCCGCCCTCCAAGGTCGTTACCGCTTCGGATTGGGCTTCAGTGATTACCGCGATGACGTCTCAGATTAGTGTTAGCACCGTTGTTGGCGTCCTCGCTACTCTCGTTACTGCCGGTATTGGCCTTGTGTTCCTTTGGTGGGGCGTTCGCAAGGCGGTGGGCTCCCTCATGGGCAGTTTCCGCTCCGGTCGTATCCGCTTGTGACTTTTCCTCTACTTCCTTTCCCTTATTTGCTTTGGCAGTTTGGCCGGGCCGTCTGGCCCGGCCTTTCTTTATAGAACTCTCGTTTTTGGGGGGGCTGGGGGGCGCGGCCCCCCAGGGTTGCTACACTCTTTGGGAGGTGACGAACTTGGATAGATGGCTTGCGGGCCTAAAAGGCACACTTAACCTTTGGGACGCGCACCGCGTCAAGGTATATAACAAGGAGTTTCGGGCGGAACACCCAGAATATTTTGACCCGGACGGCATTCTTGTGTTTTGCGGCCCTCAAGGGTCAGGAAAAACCTTGTCAATGATACAGTACGCTTATCGGCTCTCTCTCGCGTATCCTGATATGATTATTTGTACCAATGTCGAGCTGCACGATTGGCCACCCGTTCGTGATGTCATCCAGTGGGAAGGGATGAAGAGCCTTTCAGAGGTTGAAAACGGTTTTGCTGGCGTTCTCTTCTTGATTGATGAGATACAGCTTGAATTTAACAGCTTGGAATCCAAGCAGATTGACCCTTCCGTGATGCAGGAGATTGCACAGCAGCGCAAGCAGCGCAAACACATTGTAGGCACTTCGCAGGTGTTCCAGCGCATTGCAAAGCCGTTTCGTGAGCAATTTAAGTATGTTGTGCAGTGCCGTAAAGTCATGGGTGTGTTGCAGTGCAACACGGTTATTGACGGGCAGTCTGCTGTTGTCAACGATGACGGCACGATACAGGCGGCAAGCGTTAAAACTTATCATTGGATTCATAAGCCCGCACTCTATAAACTCTATGACACATATGCTAAGGTGCTTCGCGTGAATGAAGATCGATATGGGCAGCAATTTTGGAGGAAATAACTATGAATATTGACGTTACAGAGATTATTGCATTGTTTGCGCAACTCGCTGGCCCCGCGTTTTCGGTTGCTTTTGTGTTCGGTTTTGGGGCTAAGCTGGTGCATTCGTTCTTGTCTATGGGTCTTGATGGGAGGTTTAAACTATGAATGAAGAATTGATTTTGGAAGAAGAGATGAAAGAAGAATCTACTGTTGAAGAGGTGCCGACAAATGAGGAACAGACGGAACAGGGCGCTACTAGTAGTCTTGATGACATCCTTGCTGGTGTCAATGAGTTGTTGGCGCAATCCTCGAGCTACAGTGCATACATGGAAGAAAATCAATCCGAACCCCAAAGTGAAATTATCGCTTACGATAATGGAAACGCCGTGGCGGTATCTGATTTAGACGCAATCGCTGCGCAGGCCGCAAATAGTTCTGTATATCCGGGCACTTGGACTGGTTCCATTCTTGATTATTTTTCCGCCGTCATGCGGCAGAATCCCGGCAAACATTATGTTGCATTCCGCAATAGTCAATATAGTTATTTCTTGTATTACGGGGACGACTTGACGTTTGCGGATGGCGTTGTCTCCGGCTCCGGCGATTATGTGCAGTATAACTACAATAATAACAACTATGTTGTTACACGAGGTAGCGATAATGTCAATATTAACATTAGCTCCGGCGTTGTCTATACAGACCTTAATTCTGCATATGGTGCACTTGATGGCGCTTCTGAAATTACACTGCAGACGGTGCTTCTTGTATCTGTCCTCGTTTGCCTTGGCTTCTCTCTTCTGTGTCGGATTCTCTTCCGGCGCTAAAGCTGATAGCGCGACACAGTGGACTGCTTTGTGGACTTTGTCAAATCATCAAACCGTTGACTTCTCTATTGCTCCGGGTACATCTGTTTTTCGCGGCTGGACGTTGAATATTAACGGCCCCATGAAAAGAGGACAAGTATATTACATCAGAAATTCCCCTGCATTGCTTGGCAATCCGCAGAATGATGGTCCTTCGTTTTCTGTTCATGAAGTTTTCGCCAATTTTGACGGGTTTTTCTGGTGGGTAGAAGGTGATCGCTTTTTCTACTATGCGGACAAAGATGCCGACTGGGTGCGTGTATACGTGAATTACAATATGTATAACAACACTAAGACGACATGGCTTGGCAACGGCTTTCCGTCTAGTGCTACTGTGACTATTAACACTTCAGATATTCCCGCCAATTTAGATGCAGACCATGCACAAGATATTTTGACGGCCCTAAACAATATCAATAGTTCTGTCCATGCTGCAGATGAAGCGGCCCGGAAACGCCTTGAAGCTATCAATAATTCTATCAATAACAATTATCAAGACTTGACACGGCCTTCTGATTCTGCCGTTTCCTCTGCAAGCGATTCCCTTTCCGATACATCGGATGTAGAAGCGGCTACTGGATTGTTTACATCTATTGACAACTTGACACAAGGAGTTTTCAATTTATTTAGCAATCCCGGTTCCACTACTCTGACTTTTCCCGGTTTTGGCTTGGAAATTGGCGGTGTGTCCTATGATGTATGGGCCGATGCTAACTATAATCTTTCTGATATTGACGATAAGTTCGGGGGTCTTGTGTCTGTCGTGCGTTTTGCTACTTCTCTTCTGGTCTATCTTGCATTGATTCGGTATCTAATCAATACATACCATCGGATTTTTGGGGAAGGTGAATAGAATGCTAACTTTGATTCAGAAACTTGCTCATTTGTGTCTTAAACCGCTGATTGCTCTTTTTGATTTTCCTGTTGTCCCGGCCGAACTCACAACGCTTGTAAACAAGCTGTTCGAATATATGCAGGTAGGCACCGGCATTTTGAATTTTTTCGTGCCGTTCGATGTTATTCGTCCGGCTATTGATGTATTTTTGGCTGTGTGGGCTGCTGAGCATGCTTATCAGCTTGTGTTATGGGTGCTTAGGAAGGTGCCTCTGTTGGGTATTAAGTGACAATCGAACACCCCCCGCGGGGCGGCCCGTGGGGCCGCCGCGGGGGGTGTTTTCTGTTATCTTGATAATATAGAAATAACTGAAGCCAACCGACAAACTTTACTATTTTACGCTGCCTGAACCGCGAAATTTTATTACTTTGCCACCTTTTTATGCTTTCTCAAAATTGCTAAAAAAGTATTGAAAAAAGTATTGACAAGTATGTATATGTATGGTATACTATACTTGTAAGAAAGAGATACTTTAGATACTTTGTTTGGAGGTTATTAAAATGTTACTTCGTGATTCTTCTGGCCGTTCTGTTGAGTTTCACCTTTTCGCTTCCTCTGGTGTTGATTTCGCTGAAGATTGGCTTAATGCTGGTTGTCTCCCTCGTGATGAGGATGGTGCTTATCTTGTTAATTCTATCGATTACATTATCGATTATGCTACCGATGCTATTAATGGGTGTAATTCCGATATTGAAGGCAAGCTGGACGCTGACCTTTGTGTTATGTGAGGGGGTGTTTCTTTTGCGTAAAATTACGATTACAGTTGACGAAGGTACCCTTGAATGTCTGCGTGCATTCCGTGAGGTTTTCGGTATCCCTTATTCTGCCGTTATCCGGCGCGCTGTGTGGGCTTATTATCAAGATAAGTTCTCAATTCAGGCTGCCAAAAAAAAATAGGCCGTCTGTTGGTAGCAGTGCGGCCGAGGTTGACTATTATGCTGTATGATACATCTTCACTTTTGAAATGTCAAGTTAAGAAGTATTCCGGTCTTAACTTCGCGCGAAAAATTCGTCCTGTCGCTCCTGACATTTCATCTAAAATTTGGTATTGTGGCACATCCATTGGTCTGACTTATGATGGATTGATTGCCTCGGCCAATTTTTGCCGCAATCGATTTTGCCCAACTTGTCAGTGGCGGCGCTCCGTCAAGCTCTTTCGGCAGAATTTTGAGTGTTTCCAGTGGATTAAAGCGCAGTATCCCGGATGCAGATTTGTTTTTTTGACGCTCACCGTGCGTAAT